AGAGAAACCCCCAAAAGAACTTGGGGGTTTCAAAGTGTTCGATGTGGGAGGATTCGAACACTAGGGGGGAACCCATACTAATATTTAGTACGGGGTCATTTATGACTCATATATATTGAGTCTTCTCATACATGTTGACTCTGAAATTTCTTTCCAGTTATCAAAGTCCATTTTTGCCAAGTCAGCAATTTTAAGTACCATTCTTAAACTAATCTCCCTAAGTCTAGCACTATGTTTAATCATAAAGTCTATGATTTCTTTTTCAAACTCCTTGCTGAAACCATACTCTTTAAGCATACCATCTCTAACGATTTGGTTTATTCTTAAAAACTTATCGCTGGTTCCATCAAGTCCAAGATCAATATAATGACATCTTGACATAAGAGCTTCTAAGTGATCTTTAATCTTTTTACTTCTTACATGTTCAAAATTAACATTAGTAATAAAGATACAACCACCTTTAAAATCAAACCTATCAGGCACACCTTCACGTCTTAACACATTGGATTCTGCTTTCCAAGTAATAGTACGTTTCTTACCTGAGTCCAAAACAGCCTTAAGCATATTCAAACACACTTCATCAAATAAAATGCTATCACAGTCGTCAAAAACTAGGATATCACCTTCGTTTGAATTGTTGAATAGTGTTTGGTAAAGTCCAATAGGTGTCATAGAACCTTTTACAATTTCAGTTCTAGTTTGTCCTGAAAGTTTAGCCATTGCTTCATACTCATCAAGTATTTTTTCAACACCAAAACTTTTACCAACTCCTGGAGGGCCTGACACTATCAAACCTCTAACAACATTGTTAGCAACCGCATCAGTCATTTTGTCTAAGATTTCAAAACGTCCTTTAATCCTGTTCATTGCCTGCTCAGGTGTTTCTTTTTTCTTAGCAGTCTTTTTAACAGGCATTAAAGATTGATATGCCTCTTTATTAGATGGTTCTATATCTAATGGTGAATCAACTAAAACTCTGATCTTTTTAGCAGATTCTCCCATTAATGACGTTGCATCAACTGTAACAAAAGAACCTTTCTTACCAAAGGTTAAGTCTTTTACTACTGGAAAGATCGCATTTTTGATTGGAGCAGATCTGTAACTCCCTTTTTTAATTTTAATGTATTTTTGCATTTTGCCTCCCACAGCATTAATTTAAAATATAATCATATTATACTATATTTTGGAGGCTTGTCAACCTTTTTTTATGCAAAGTTTTTAGATTTTCATTATTTTCTTTTATTTTAAGCAAATTTTCAAAATAATAATCTTCAATAAAAGATTTTCCCTTTTTAACTATTTCTATAATACGCATTATTTTTAATGAATAGTCCAAATAATCATACTCTTGTCCTAATAAGTCATCAAACACATGAAAACCTAAACCTTTTAAATATCTTAAATGTCCTTTACAGGTCAAAGGAATAGGTATTTGTCCAGATACATATGGTTTAAATGTTTTTTCAGTACATACTTCATCCTCAACTTCAGACTCTGTATAGATATGAGCATATGAATTTTTGAAACCTGGATTATTTACGGTGTGGTCATGTGTCATATTTTTATTTTTTTCTGAATGCTCTTGTATAGGTAACAACTTTAAGAATTCTTTAAATTTTGGCATATCTAAATAACTTTCTAAATTAAAAGTTTTTCTTTCCCAAAACGATTGAGTGTAATATATATTATCTAATAAATTATTCTTCCACAACGCATGTCCTAATTTAATTCTAAAATATTTAGGATAGTTATTAAGATAACTAAAACCATATTGTCTGTCATTATTTGTGTAAATATCTTGATGTTTCAATGAAAACATATATGGATATGAAATTTGCCAAATATTATCTTTTATTTTTTTATCCTGATAACCCAGTGTTTGTATTATAAAATTTACTTCCAAATTACCCATATATTCATATAATTTTTCAAATCCATTACTTGTGCCTACATCTCTATCTCTATATACATCAGTGTTAGATAACAACATAGTTTTAGGTCTATATGTATTAACACAAAATTCTATATTTTTTCTGATAGATTGTGAATCTAGACTGGATATACCCAGAGACAATGTACTACCCATATCATTAGTATAGATATTCAATAGATCATATGCTATAGGATCTACAATAGGTGCTTCATTTATATCTGAAGGAATATTTTCAAAACCTATCACTATTTCTCCGTACTTTTTTTAAAATTTTGTCAGCTCTCCATAGAATATATTTTAAACGAATTTTTGAATAAAAATCTGATATTACATTAAACATTTCTTATTACTATTACTCCATATTGATCCATAACCACAGTTTCACAATCTATTCTGTTGATTACTTCATACACTAAGTCAATCATTCGCTGACTGTTTCCACATATTATTGTAAGAGGAATTTCCTCCTGATTCATTAGTATAAAATTTTCTACTAAAATGTCAACCTCATGATGTCTTACACCGTGTAAATCCAATTTCATTGTAAAAAATCCTCACTTGTTAAAAGATTAAAGTTATTTTCCAGTCGATCTTTATACTTAATGTGGTAATCGAAAAGATTACCAGTATCATCTAACAACCTTAATATTTCTTGACTAATCATTGTTAATCTAGATTGATAGTCTATTACTTGATCATATGAATGATCTATAACATCATCAAATACATCTATCCCTATTTTTCTTAAATGTTCTACGGCAAACGGTCTATTAAATTGAATAAAAAACTGTCTTGCATATATGGGTTTCCAGGTTTTTTCTGTAAATATACTAGCACCGTCAGGTGCGGTTTCTGTAACAACATTTAAAACAGTTTCTCTAAAAGCAATATGTTTTATGCTATGGTCTGAACCTCTATCATAATTATCTCCAATAGTAGTAAAATTACTAAATCCTTTATCACCAAACTCTGCAAAATATCTTTTGTAAGTATTTCTATCCGTGTCAGAATTTATATCTGTTATATATTTACTAAATTTAAAATTACCCATAGAAAATAATATTTTATTAAAATTATTACTATGTCTGAGAAGATTGAATAAATCTATTCTGGGTTTTCTAGGTACACCATTTAAGCAACTAATAGGATATATTTTTTCATTATCATATTTTTTATATCTTAAGTCCTTATATTGCCATATAAATGGATTATGGTAGATTATAGAGTTAGATTCTTTGAAAATATATGAAAAATCATTTACTAACACCTTATATCCACAAGGCCAATCCCAGGTTTCTATTGTTGATTCAAATTCGTCAAAAGGATCATATGAACAATCTAAAATGACTATATCTATTTCATTGTCTTTTAAAAAAGGAGAAACTATTGTTTCTATAATATGATTTTTTTGATGTAGAAGATCTGTATAATCACTCATATTGATGTAAAGATATTTTACATCATCTTCTAATAAGTGAGAAAAATTCGTTAATCGTTCGATATCAGCAGGATAAATTGTTTTATCTTTTAAAAAGGATATTTGATTTAGTCTATAACTATATCTTCCATTCCTGCTGTTCTCAGTCTTGTTATGTGTCCTATCTGCCATTGCTTTGTGTCTAAGCCCTTCATTATGCCTAGATATTTATTACGCAAAAGGCTAAATTGGTTAACAAGGTGAGTTAAATCTATAACACTTTGTTCACCATCAACATATTTTTCAGCATCTCTACTTGAAAGTTGTCTATTGTATGCTTCTAAGTATTTGCGGAATGTTTTGGAACGTTCTTTACGAAGTTCTATATTTAAGTGTTCTAGTATTGCTTCAATCTCTTGCAGTTGATTAAAGCGATATTCTGTTAAGCCTGGGAGGGCGGCACTGGATTTCTCCAGGCTACCCTTTATCCTGCATTCGTACCTGGCTTCATCAAGTTGTTTCTCATAATACTCGATGGCTGGTATTATGTCGCCTAAATCGCCTACAACTTTATTATACCAAGTACTCATGTTTTAACCCCAATCCTCATCATCTTCATCGTCTTCGAATCCAATGTCAAAGTGGCTGACCAATGCCGCCTTCATAGCAGTATCAAATGTATTAATGTGATCTTCTGCTTCTGAAATGTCCACGTTATCGTCGAAGGTTCTAACGAGTTCTTCAGCGACATGTAGTCGTTCTTTTTTGGGTATGTATGTTTTTATACTATCCCATGTATCATATAGAAGTGCTACTTCAGGACTCATCTGTATACTCCTCTGCTTCTGGTTCAAATGAATCTGGGTCAGCATCTTCAACAATATCTTGTTTTGCTAAAGGGTTTTGACCCCATTCATCAATAATTACCTGAAGTTTATCTCCAGTCCAGCCTTTTCTGAACTCTTTGATAACTTCTCCAGTTACAGGTGAGGTGTATTCCAGTTTGTTTCCTGTTTTAATCACAATCTCTTTCTTTTCAAACATCTCCAAGAGGCCACTGTATGGATCCATGCCTGTCTCGTATGGGATTTTGATTTGAACACCTTCAAACGGTTTGCTGTATCGTGACTTCATCACTTTACAGGCCGCTCTGATACCTTGTACAGTAGACGTTTTGTTACCATCTTCATCCTCTTTTAATTTGAGTTTCTTCATAGCAACAACAATACTACTTGCATATATAAACCCTTGGCCACCACTGATCTTATCATCTGGATCAAACATATCTTGCGATGCATAAGTGTGGTTTGTGGCTATAAGGGCTATTGGAAAAGGAGCAATCTGGTTAACTGTGTTTCTAACCAAGGCTGTTAATGCCTTAGGTTTTCTACCCATATCACCTTTCATATCTCCTTTCTGAAACTGATCTACATCAGTCGGAGTTAGAAGCATACCCAAACTGTCTATTACAAAAACTAATTTAGGTTGCTCATCATATGGCAGATCGCCATAATTTGCTTTATAGTCTTTCATAAACTCTGATACTGCTTTAGCAACATCATCAATCATTGAAACACTAATTCTTAAAAGTTTTTCTGGTGATGTGTCTACATTCAATGCTTGTAGCCATTGTTCATCAAGTGCGTTTTCTGAGTCAAACAACACAACTTGACAACCCATATCCTGTGCGGATTTAACTAGGTTACCAGAACAAATAAAACTTTTACCAGAACCGGACTCACCAGCAAATACTGATACCTTACCAAGTGGAACACCTTTGTTAAAGTCACCACTAATAAGATAGTTTAGTGTATAGTTTCCTGTACTAATCCAATCCTGTGGATCAAAGAAACCAGCACTAATACCTGAAATACTCTTCGTCAGGCCAGTTCTGAACTTTGTTAAGTCAAAAGGTTTTTGCATGTTTCCTCCTTAAGACGTTTGTCTATTTCTGATCATATTCA